GCTTTCCACTGGTGGACCGAGCTGGGACACTACTGGTCAGTTGAGCGTGACAGGTGCTATTATTGAGAACGCTCAAACGATTTCGTCAAACTACACGATTACTTCTAGCAAGAATGCCCTGTCAGCAGGATTGATTACAATTAACTCTGGTGTCACTGTCACGGTGCCATCTGGTTCAACGTGGACGATTGTGTAAGCCATGACACTTAAACTTAACGGCTCAACATCTGGTTACGTCACAATCGATGCGCCTGCGGTTGCAGGGACAACTGCGCTTACGTTACCAGCGACGAGTGGAACGGTTCTTACGACAGCGGGCGGCCAGACAATCAGTGGAAATACAACAGTTGGGAACCTTATTATTAGTGGTTCATCTTCCGGCACAACAACTCTATCAGCTTCTGCAACTGCTTCCGGCACCATCACGTTGCCTGCTGGCACGGGTACTGTTGCTGTGCAGGGCGTGTCTACGAATATTGTGAGCGGCACCTCTCAGGCCTCTACCTCTGGCACGTCTATTGATTTTACGAGCATACCATCTTGGGTGAAGCGTATAACGGTAATGTTCAACCAAGTATCCACAAATGGCGCAACTAATTTTTTGGCCCAAATTGGGGCAGGTTCATTTTTAACAAGTGGATATGTTAGTGCAAACGCATATACAGGTGCAAGCGCAGGAGGAACAACCTCAACAGCTGGTTACATACTCACAACTGCTCCCGGAGCAGCAAACAACCAATGTGGTCATTTAGTGATAACTTCAATGGGATCAAATATTTGGATTTCGTCTTGCGTCCTTGCGAGGCAGGATGGGTATACAAATATGGGAGGGGGATCAGTAACTCTTTCCGGAACTCTTGACCGTGTTCGCATCACAACCGTTAATGGAACCGATGTTTTTGATGCTGGCTCAATTAACATCCTTTACGAGTGAGATAAACTAATGTCCACGCTCAAAGCCACAAACCTCCAGAACGCTGCATCGGCAACGACGAATGCCGTGTTGAATACGGATGGCACAATTACAACGGGAACAAACATGACCGTCACAGGCACGGCTGTCATGTCGTCGCCCTACACCATGCGTAATAAAATCATCAATGGCGCGATGGTGATTGATCAGCGTAATGCGGGGGCAAGCGGAACTGCTATTGGATATACGGTTGATAGATGGCAATTCAATGCCAGTTTAGCTACTAAAGGAACATGGCAACAAAATGCTGGTTCCGTAACCCTTCCTACTGGTTTTACAAAGTATTTAGGATTTACATCTAACTCAGCATATTCAATAGCGGCAGGAGATTATTTTGCTTTTACCCAATTAGTTGAGGGGTTTAATATCGCAGATTTGGCATGGGGAACTGCTAGCGCACAAACAATTACATTATCATTTTGGGTTCGTAGTTCTTTAACTGGAACATTTGGCGGCTCAATAACTAACTCCGCAAACAATAGGTCATATCCATTTTCATATACTATTTCTTCTGCAAATACTTGGGAACAAAAATCAATAATAATCGCTGGTGATACAACTGGCACATGGCAGACAAATAATACAACTGGCTTATCAGTTAATTTAGCCTTTGGCGTAGGTTCTACTTACAGTGGCACAGCGGGTGCATGGGCTGGATCACTTTACGTTTCTACCACAGGCGCAACCTCAGTAGTCGGCACCAACGGCGCAACCTTTTACATTACAGGCGTTCAGTTAGAACGCGGCACGATTGCTACACCATTTGAATATCGCAACTATCAGCAAGAGTTGGCGATGTGTCAGAGGTATTACTTCAAATATACAGCACCCTCTAGCGGCACGCACTTTGGGACTGGGTTCTGTAATTCTACTACAGCAATGCAAAATCTTACTGTTTTTCCAGTTCCATTGAGAACTAATCCAACCGCAATTGAGCAATCAGGGACCGCTTCAGACTACCGCGTATTAACATCTGGCGGTAATACAACGTGCAATGCTGTTCCTGTATTTCAGGATGCTGGGTATTTTTCTGCAAGAACTAATTTTGCAGTGGCATCTGGATTAACGGCAGGGCAAGGAGCAATGGGCGGAGCTAACACATCATCAGCGTATTTAGCGTGGAGTGCAGAGCTATGATGGCACCTATAACGGAGGCTCAATAATGCCCGTCACCATTAACGGAACAACAGGACAGATAACCCCTGCGGTATCTTATTCAGGTTCTTCGTCAGGATCTGTGACTGTGCAAGCGCCTGCTGTTGCGGGATCGGGTACTCTTACGTTGCCTACTGGCACAGGTTCAGTGGCTGCCTATGATGTTGCATCAACAAGTACCGGATATTTTATGGTTCCTGCGGGAACGACTGCTCAACGCCCTAGCTCGGCTACAGCAGGAATGACGCGGTATAATACAACTGTTGGCGGGTTTGAGTTTTATAACGGAACATCTTGGGTCTACACGACAGCATCTTACTACAACGTATCTACAACATATCTTGTTGTCGCAGGAGGAGGAGGCGGTGGAAATGATGGCGGCGGTGGGGGCGGCGCTGGTGGCTATCTCACAGGAACAACGACTTTAATTTCTGGCACAACGTATACTGTAACGGTTGGGGCTGGCGGCGCTGCGGCTACAAGCGGAAGCAATTCTGTTGTTTCAACCATAACTGCCACAGGCGGGGGCCGTGGCGGTAATGGCGGCTCAGCTGGTACAGCAGGTGGCTCTGGTGGCGGTGGCGGAAGAAGCGGCGCTGGCGGCGCAGGCACTTCTGGGCAGGGCAATAATGGTGGTGCCGGGTTCTCCCATCCAAACGGCGCAGGCGGTGGGGGCGGTGGTGCGAGTGCCGTTGGCGTTACTTCAACAAATACCGACCAATTCGCTGGCAACGGCGGCGCAGGTACAGCGTCTTCAATAACGGGTTCATCTATCACCTATGCAGGTGGTGGCGGAGGTGGAGCAGGTAACGTCGGGGCTTCTAACGCTACTGGTGGTGCGGGGGGCGGCGGTGCAGGTGGCGGCGCTACGGGCACCGCTGGAACGGTAAATCTCGGAGGCGGGGGCGGCGGCGGTTATTACAGCACAGGCGTCGGAGGCGCTGGAGGCTCTGGGGTTGTAATTCTTTCGATACCAACGGCCTTATACACGGGAACAACCACGGGATCGCCAACCGTCACAACGTCTGGCAGCAATACGATTCTTAAATTTACGGCTTCAGGCTCCTACACCGCATAAGGATAAAACGTGGTTAAGGCCTTTCAAGACAACGCTTTTCAGTGGAATGGGTTTCAGACGGGGAGCATGAAAGTGTTCCCCGATGGCCTTTATGCCACGGGTTTTGTCGGAGTCTTAACCGTCAATTCTGACGCAAATGTCAGCCTGACAGGGGTTGTCGGTACAGGTCAGGTGGGCACAGCCCTTGCTACGGGTGATGCCAATATTGACCTGACAGGACTGACAGCCACAGGCTTTGTTGGCGATGTATCCGTAATCTACGACGCCAACGTCTATCCGACAGGTGTTGTCGGTACGGGATATACCAATAGCGTCACAATTAACCTTGACGCCAATGTCTTCCCGAATGGCCTGTCAGCCAATGCTCTGGTCGGCACGGTCATTACAATCTACGATGCCAACGTATACGTCACTGGCGTACAAGCTACGGGCTATGCCGGTCAGGTCTTGGTCTGGGGGCAAATCATCCCAGATCCGGGATCAAGCTGGAACGGTATTACCCCTGCACCCGGCTCTGTCTGGACACAGGTTGTCCCTGTTCAGGCCGGAACATGGGCCCAGATGAACCCCTCACCGGGCTCAATCTGGACTGAAATTGAACCTTCGGACCCATCTATATGGACTCCGATTGAACCGAGCTAACATAAAGAGTATACTGCTTCTGCACGTAAGAGGACCGTTTTCATGACCAGTACCTATTCAACCAACCTTAAGATTAACCTGATGGGTACAGGCGATCAGTCCGGTACTTGGGGTTCGACAACCAATACAAACCTCGGCACCATTATGGAAGAGGCGATTGTCGGTTATGTCACGCAAGCCGTTGCTGACAGCGCAAGCCCGACAGTCCTTACGATCCCGAACGGCGCATCCTCCAATGGTCGTAACTATGTCCTTGAGCTGACAGGGGTTCTGACAGCCAATAGAACCGTCGAGGTTCCGGCAGTCGATAAGCCGTATATCTTCTACAACAATACGACCGGCGGATACACGGTTACTGTCAAGGTATCAGGACAGACAGGTGTCATTATCAAGGCTGGCAAGAAAGCAATTGTATATACAAACTCGACCGACGTGATCGAGGTTGCCAACGCTCCTGTCACGGAAGACGGGGCTCAAACGCTCACCGGCAAGACCATGAGCGGCTCATCTAACACCTTCAGCAACATCCCGTTTTCGGCGTTGGCCGGTACAGTGACGGTTGCAGCGGGCGGCACAGGGCAGACGACCTACACGGATGGTCAGCTTTTAATTGGTAATAGTACCGGTAACACACTGGCAAAGGCTACGCTGACTGCGGGCACGAACATGTCTGTCACAAATGGCAGCGGTTCGATTACACTTGCCACGTCTTCCACCCCAACATTTACCAGTGTTAACTCAACCTCTGTCAGTGCAACCTCCGGCACGTTTTCCGGCTCTGTCCAGATTAACTCCTTGGGCATTGGAACTGCCGCATCCGGCACGACGGGAGAAATTCGAGCCACAAACAATATCACGGCCTACTACTCCGACGATAGGCTCAAGGACAGGCTTGGCCCGATTGATAATGCTTTGGACAAAGTTTTGTCTCTCAGCGGTTTTTATTATCAGGCGAACGAAACAGCACAGGCTCTCGGGTATGACGCCGTCAAAGAAGTTGGTGTGTCAGCACAACAGGTTCAGGCTGTTCTGCCAGAAATTGTTGTTCCCGCACCGATTGATGAGCAATATCTGACTGTAAGATATGAGCGCCTTGTTCCGCTTCTGATCGAAGCTTTGAAGGAAATGGCTGAGAAAATTAAGGTTTTAGAAGGTAGCAAGTAATGTCTGCACTGACACCTTCGTCTGGCGCTATTGCATTCAGCAACCTATCAACTTCCTTTCCATCCTATACTGGCGGTGGAAATAGTTTGAACGGGTTTAGGGGCCAGACATACTACAACGGCGGAGGGTACACCACGGGGACATTTTCCAGTGGTGCAATCTCCATGTCAGACATCTACAACAAGGCTGATACCTTCACCGGCTTTACTTCTGTAACGGATTACTCAATCGGGACGATTGGTTATCCACCAAATGACCAGAATGGTTACGCTGGGTATTTGAACGGTAGAGTTACTTTCACGCAATCGGGGGGAGTTACCGTAACCGTTGATGGCTGGTCTGCGGATTCTCATGTCTCTGGTTATGGTGGAACGTATACGCTTGCAACAGCGGGGACTATTTTAAGTGGTAAAACTCCCCTTCCCGGAAGTTACTACAATGGCGCAGCTCAATATAGTTATGCCCGCGACACATCCTGCATTGGTATTAAAGTGCTTTGGGACGGAACAACTTTTACCATTCAAACATGGTGGGCTAAAAAAGGAAATCCGTTTGATACATCAGCCGGGGGCATGGTCGGCACTTTCAATGTTCAACCGTATTACTGAGACTGAATAATATGCCATTACAAAAACTCCAGTTTCGCCCCGGACTCATCAAGGACGTGTCATCGTATACGAACGAGGGCGGCTGGTTTGATTGCAATATGGTACG